AAGGACGTCTCTACTCCAACTTATGGAGAGAATGTCCTGTCCTCGACTTATTCAGCCTGCCAAAAATATTCCGTGATCTAGAAAAGTTTCATGATAACATAAGAATGCACTGGGTACAAGTACTTAATTCTAAGTCGGAATCGGTTTCAGATTTTTTTTCCGAATTCTGGGATGAGGAGATTTCCCCAAATCTTCCAAAATCTCTAGGATTTGATTTATCAAAGCCGATTTCTACTCTGAATCAACAGCTTACCTTTTCCTCCTACCCTCCTATACAACCTCTACCTGTCCGTGTTGAGCCTATTGTAGAACCTTTAAAGGTTCGAACAATTACTGCCGGTGACGCTAGTACTTTTTGTCTTAAACCTCTTCAGCGAGCCATGTGGCTCGCCTTGGGTACACAAGAACAGTACATACTCACCCATGGCACTCATCATCTCGAATCCGCAATTCAGCGTCTCTACGAAAGTGGAAACAAAGAATCCGTGTGGATTTCTGGAGATTACACGGCCGCCACTGACTCTGTCAGTATTGAGGCTACAAAGGTTTTAATGGAAGGGATCTTAGAGTCGATAGATCATTTACCGACAAAGCGCTGGGCGATGAAAGAGGTGTCCCCTCATATGTTGTACTATCCGGAAGGGAGCCGTGGTTCGAAAGAACTCACTCCTATTATCCAGAAAAGTGGTCAACTAATGGGGTCACTACTTTCATTCCCGTTGCTCTGTCTGTTAAACGATTCAACAGCTCAACGATCAGGACTGAAACCAAACCAATACCTGATTAATGGTGATGACATCCTTATGAGATGTCCCCCTGAGAAGTATCCTGTGTGGAAAAGAGAAGCCCAACAATTTGGCTTCACTCTTTCCCTCGGAAAAAACTATGTCCATCCAATGTATGGAACCGTTAATTCTCAGTTAATCAAAAATGATATGGTAATTTCTGCCGGAAAGCAGACAGTCCTTTGTAGGAAAGGAAAGGTCTTAGGAGAATGTTTAAGGGAACTTGAGAGGTTTTACCCGGAACGTCCAGATGTAAAGGACTTGTTCAAGTCTGTTAATAAACAGATCTTAGGTAGAACTATTAGGAGCATTAATGTTCCTATTTCTCATGGCGGTCTGGCCCTCACTTGGGGGCCAAGGGACCTTCCAGCTCGTACACTTCGAACAGAACAGTGGGTTTATATCCACGATCTGCTCAAGAAGTTAAAAGCTAAAGATGGTCACATCGCCGTTCCATACTTCTCCTCCCGTAACGCTTCTATATCTCTTAATAAGGATATAGATATTGCATTTAACGATCCTATTGACAATCGGGAAACCCATGAGGATTTCCTAGGCGTTAAGGATGTTATCCAATTGAAAGATCGAATCACGAACAACGAGTTTTTGAGGATTTTGGCACACACTTCTGTAGAGAAGTTGCCATCGTTATCCTTTATTCAAGTTGTCCAGGTTCCTTATCCTGACACCCAAGAGCGTCGACGGATTCAGAACCGGATTGATCACCTCTTCCTGTCCAGATTTATGACTTCCAGTGAAACATTCAGTTATGAACGTTTCCGAGAGGAGTTTCGGTCGATTGGACTGGTAAAAGGCAAATTGGAATCTTCTTTTCTATCTCTCTTCAAGGTTGTCGAGTTGGAGATTGGCCCGGATTTTCTTCAGAAAGTCCGCTCCAGTTACACTCCTTCTCATTTCGATGTAGAGAGATTTAAAGTTAGATTAGCAAAGTTACGGAGACCAGGTAAGCTGGATCGCTCCAGTAATGGGAACCAAAAGGTTCTCCTTACTAGTGATCCACTTGTACCACGTGAACGAGATTTGGTAGAGATGGACGAATCGGAAATAATTGATTTCACTCGGGAAATCGATGCTGAGGGAGAGTTCCTAGAACTCTATTCACAGCTTGATTTCACACAGGATTTCTTTGGAACTCTCCCTCCGGAGAGGATCCTAGAACTGATGAATCAAAAATTTCACGAGACGATTCCAGAGGACATGAATGTCCCTCCTATCCTACCCGTAATTGTCGAGGAGACAGCAGTAGTTGATAACAAGGATTAATTATTTTACATTGGGGTCCGAAGATACCATGATGGAAAGTTTTCCTGAAGTAAAAAATAATTTGTTATCAATCTGTCTCACCGACCATTACTAATCTCGCATTCAGCAAGTTTTGGATGGTTTCTTTTTTTTCTGATGTCTAGAATCTGATTGTTGAATTTTGTCTACTCCTAGGTCCGTTAACGTTTGTTAGGACACGGAGGACGAGTGCCTCATTTCAAAAGGTCGCAAATTGCGACGAATCGAAGAGAGACTAAATTCATCGAATCGGAATTCATCATTGATGGATCAAAAAAGAAACACATTGTGCACCCCACCATCCATATTTCACTTGATACCTGATGTAAAACGTTTTCACCCCTCGAAAGAGGCAATATAAGGGATACTCCCGTTAGGGCCAAAAGCAACTTAAAAAAATAAATAAATAAGTGCCCTTTCTTAGCCGAAAACAGTCTTAAAAAAACTGTAGGAACGAACGAATATTGAAGTTTTACATCCGAACAAAGAATTAATTCTGAGTTCAAGGGCCGCTGGTGAGCGGGGACTTTTGC